CGTCGGGCGACGCCAACCCACGCGCCTTCATGTCTTTCTTGGACTCCAAGAATATCGAGCCTTTGGAGTCCGGCTTCATCATAGGCGAAATCAAATCCGTTTTCAAGAACCTGTCGTTAGGTATGCTGGCGCTCTTAAGCCACTCACGCATATCTCCCCAAATCTGCGCCCTCATGTTGCCATACATCGCAGGGTTGCGCGACTTCCATCCAAAGTTAACCCCTTTGATCTTGTAGCGCTGCTCTTTGAGTCTGTCCACGATCCCCGCGCCCAGCCCACCTTCGTCAATGAACACCATTGCTGGTTTGTACTCTTCAATCGCTTCGATCACATGCCCGACCACCGTCATGGTGTCGTCGCCCCTGTGCCGAATAAGCCTCACTATGTCCCGCCCCTGCCTTATCGCCAGCACCGTTGCGTCTGCACCAAACCGTGCGGGGTCAACCCCGATCACTATTGGCGCTGACGGGTCTTGGTACTTCTCGCGTTTCATCGCATCATCGACCACCAAGCTAGAGATGAACTGGTCATCGCCTGCGTTAGGAAATTCCCCATACACCTCGACGTGCGACTGCGCGGAGTCCGGTCCGTATTCATCAATGATCTGCTGATAGACCTGCTTGTCCGTGCCCTCCACCGTGCGCGCGTCCACCACCTTGGTTTTCCAAAACTCCCGTTTGCTGTGAAACGTTTCGTAGAAGTACCCCGTGTTGCGGCGCGGGTTACTAAACGCTAACCAGAACCGGTTGGGTGTGTTCTCTGTAAAGAAACCAGCCGTTACCGCCCAGATGGAGTCGTCGATACCGCTAGCCTCGTCGAACACCACCAACACACCGTCGAAGTTGTGTACACCAGCATAAGCGTCAGGATTCTCAGCCGACCACAGCCGCCCTTCAACGCCCCAGTAGCGTGTGCCCTTCTTCAAGTCGCGCTCGACCAGTTCCGTTAGCCACTTGGCCGGCATCAGCCTGGTCGCGCTTACCTCGAACCAGTGCGAGTTGAGTGACATCGCCAGCCACTTAGTTATCTCAGCCCATGTGATACTTCTGAGTTGGCTTTCTGAGTTAGCCGACACGATGGTTGTCGAGCCGATCCGCGTGGACAGCATCCAGATCACGATCCATGAGACCAGCGCCGACTTGCCAATACCGCGTCCACTTGAGACCGCTTGCCGCAGTGTGTCGAAGTCTATCTGACCCTTGTTAGCTTTGATGTGATCAGTGATGGTCTGCAACACCTCGCGCTGCCATTTGCGCGGTCCTTCAAAATACTCCAGCGGCGTACCCTTGACGCCCCACGGAAATATGAACTTTACAAACGCCAGTGGGTTGTCCTTGTACTGCGGTGCCCATAGCCGCGCCATTAATTCTTGTTCATCTTCCGCGCTGTACTTAGTGCTTTGCATTTTCAATTACGTCGATGACGTCTAGTGCTGCGCGTCGCTCGGCTTCAGCCAACGCCCCAATGATGGAGATGCGCTGGTCTACGTCAACCGTAATGGACTGCTTGGCTACCCAGCCGTGAACGTTCTGCAGAATAGCCAGCGCTGCTTTAGCGTCACCATGCTCTGCCGCTTTGTGCAACTGCGTAGACGCGAGCTTCTCGCCATCCGCACGGCCTTTTTGTTCGGCTAACAACGCCACCTGATCCATCTCGCACAGTTGCCTGTAAGTGGTCGGCGTCATGCCCGACGCCAACGCTAGGTTGTCGCCCTTCAATCCGAGCTTGGCTGCGTCATAGATGCGGTTAAGCACCGCCTCAGTGGCGCGTATCTCATTGATAACAAGTGGCAGTGAATGGAAACTCATGCTGTGTAGTTTATATTAAAAAATAAAAAATTGTCTGCAACCGCTCCGTAGCCGTGACCCATCGCCGCTCGGCCCTGGCCGGGTGGCCTCGCGCCTGGTGCGTTTTGCATGTCGCCGGTCGCCGGTCGGTCGGTCGCCGGTCGGTCGGTCGCCGGTCGGTCGGTCGCCGGTCGCCGGTCGGTCGGTCGGTCGGTCGCCGGTCGCCGGTCGGTCGGTCGGTGTAAGCCATGTAGGCCATGACTTACATGCATCAGTGCGGCCGGTAGAATGTAAGTCATGTAGGCTATGGTGTATGTACATACGCCGGCCATTAGCTAATAGCCTACATGGCTTACATGGTGCGCCAGCGTGAAACGTGCGTCGTGGCCGGTGTAGGCTATGTAAGCCATGTTTCCGGGTAGTTTAAATCGCTCTACCCCATATTGAGTATTACTGTGTTTATATACAGTATATGTCCTTCAGTCAGTATCAGATAACCATGACTTACATGACTTACATAATGCTCAAACCTGCGCGGCCGCTAGTGTTGAACGTAAGTCATGCGCCACCGTGCGCGCTACCTACAAGCCACCTACATGACTTACATTTGAATAGTTGACTGATTCGCATGGTTATTGTGTTGTGTGTCGACATAGCGTAAGGGAATCGGTAACAATGTAGTTTCACACACACACACTACAGTAAAGGTACAGTATGAAAATCCTAGGCTACATCGCATACGAGGGACCGTCGGAAATCGACGGCGCGCCCATTGTCGTCATCATCAATAAGATCAACGACGCCAGTAAAAACGACAAAACCGGCGCGCTCGTTCAAACGTTTATTATCCGGTCCGATGTGGACCCGGTCCAAGCGTTACAGACCGGCGACGACGTATCAGTATGCGGTACGTGCATACACCGGCCGATCACTGCAAAGGAAACCGGCGAACCGCCATGTTATGTACAAGTAGCTAAGTCCGTGCTATCGGTTTACAACGCATACAAGCGCGGCCGCTATGTTAAAGCGGACCCGGCGACAATCGCCAAAGTCATCGCTGGTAAGCGCTTGCGAATCGGTACGTACGGCGACCCTTTCGCTGCGCCGGTGGCCACATGGCAAGCGTTAACACAGTTTACGGCCGGACATGCGGGTTACAGCCACCAGTGGCAAGATACCCGGTTTGATCACGCCGCATGGTCGCCGCTAGTTATGGCATCGGCCGATTCGATCAATGAGGCGGCGCAAGCGAATCTATACGGTATGCGGGTTTTTCGTGTGTCGGTCGGTGTCGATAAACAAGCCGGCGAGATCGCATGTCCGGCCAGTGTTGAAGGTGGCCGAAAAACAACTTGCGTTAACTGTATGCTTTGCGCCGGTACAAGCAAAGTGGCCAAAGATATCGTCATTGCCGACCATGCGGCCGGGTATGCGCGCCGTGTTATTTCAATAGGGGTTACAGCATGATTAAATTTAATATCAGCGATAAGGTCGCATTGGCACGGCACGTGGTGGCGCGAACTGGCCACAATAAGATCGACGCCGATGCGCGCGGTCGCGTGGTGGCTGTCGAAGGCGCGGTGGTGGCCGTTGATTTTGCGGGTACGTGGAAGGCCAACGAAAACGGTGGTACCGTGCGGTGTTTACCAGCGTTCAATCTGACGAAAATTTTAGCTAACGGGGTTATATATGAATAAATTATTCCCCGTTATTCCGGCCGGTCAACCGGTCCCTTGTTTTAACTGTAACCGGTTAACCGGTCAACCGACACCGGTAGATAACCCACCGGCGCGCGGCCGGTGGCGCGCGTACTGCAGCACATGTGACATGTTTACATTTTTTGATTTTGAGGTGACACCATGATAAAAACAATGACAGCAAAATACCCCGGCCGGTGTAGCCGGTCCGGCGCGCGCATAACCCCCGGCGATACTATTTTATATAACACGGCCACAAAAAGGGCCAGTCTGCAACCGGACTCCGACACCATTACATTTTATGGCGAATCGGGTCCGACGACGTTCTATAGGAACCCGCGCGGCCGGTGCGAAGACGCGCCATGCTGCGGGTGTTGCACTATATAAGCGCTTGACTTTATGCGGCCGGTGTGGCCGCATAGGGGCGCGCGCTTGTGTGCGCTATAACAACAGGATAATTGAACCATGAGAAAAAATGAACGTTTACTAGCGAAGGCCAATGTTCTGGCCTTGATCGCCAAGGCGGAACGCCTTGAAGAAAAAAGTGGGCTGAAAGCCCACCAACGGCGGCTGAGTAGGGGTAGCTATACCCATGACCCAGTCTATCGTGAGAATGCTCACGATAAAAGGGCCCAAAAGGCCCGTGCGAAGGCGCAAGCCATTTGCGCCAAGGTGTGGGACTGGTACCCGCACGCAAACCCAACTTGGGTGGAAACTGGGCTGCGGGACTATCAAATATGAACCGCTACACCTACTCCCCCAGTCAAGAGGCTTTGGAAAAACGCCGCGCCGCCGCTATGGATATGCTCGCAGTCCTTGCTATCGCCGCTGGCCTTACCCTGCTGGGTTTGGCCTATTTTGACATTCTCACTTTTTGAAAGACTACTATGCGAACACAAAAAATAACCTTATCTGGTGGTTTTCACAATGCTTCAAATATTAATTTGCGCGTCAAAAATGAGGAATTGTCCATAAACCAGTACAAGCGTTTACGTAATCATATGTGTGGCATTAAAAAGTGTGTCTGTGGATGGCGCGGGTACGAGCTTGACGGCATTGATCGGGCCATTTTTGGCGATATGTTGGTAAATGTTAGTTACAAGATTTGGAGCAAATCATGATCACAGTAGATAAATTCAACGTTCGCATCGTCAACACGGGCGACAAGTACGGACTCAACGATTGCTTGACCAACAACAAAAAACCAATGGTCGAATTCTACGATTCGCGCTTTACAAACGGCGCGGATGGCGCGCGCGGCCAGTTCGTGACTCGCTACTACGTCGACACCCTTCTTGAACGTGATACGGGCGGTTTGTGTTTAGATGGTGGCGTCCCTGCGTGGACGGTATCCGCTGACGACATGAAAACAGTCCGCGATTTTATTAAGGGCGCATGCGAGTCTTAATCGCTTGCGAATACTCGGGCACTGTTCGGGATGCGTTTAGGCGCGCAGGCCATGCCGCCATGTCATGCGACCTGCTGCCGACTGACGCGGACGGGCCACATTACCAAGGGGACGTAATGGACATCATCGCGGACGGGTGGGACTTGATGATCGCGCATCCGCCTTGTACTTACCTTTGCGCCAGTGGCCTACACTGGA